CGACGCCGGCCACGGCCACGCCTACAGACCATGAGGGAGCCCCGCCGCGCACGACGCGCCGAACGGCCGATTTGGTGCGCGACACGGTGCTCATCAGGTTTTGCCCGGGGTCTGGTAGCCCTTCACCGTCACCGTGCGGCCCGAGCGCGGGTCGACGCGCTGATAGCCGGCCGTCATGCCATCGGAGGCCTGCAGGGTGGCCACCGGTCGGCTGGCACCCGTGGTCTGGGCGGCCTGCGCACGGGTCGCAGCGCCGGCGTTGAGGTAGGCAGCGTGCACCACGGGCGCATTGGATTTCGGCCGCATTTCGGCAACCGTCGGCGGGGCGGCGCCCTTGGTGAGGCCCGCGGCGTGGAACGTCGCGCCATCGACGGCGCCGGCGAGACCATTGGCGCGATAGCCGTCGATCGCCGCAGACACGCGGCCAGCCAGCACCGTGTCGGCCAGCCCGACGGCCGCGCCCTGCACGCCGCCGCGCTGATACCCCTGCACGGCATTGTAGACGCCGCGCGCCGCCAGCAGTGGCAATGCCACGCGCGACACGAGCGCCAGAGATTTCGAGTTGACAGCCTGCGCAGCGGCTTGCGCAAAGCGTCCGTTGGCCAATCGCGTGACCTGGGCGGCGGCCTTTGCGGCGCGACCGCTGCCGTCGGCCACTCGCCGGGCGCGCGCAAGCCCGGCGCCGACCGCCTGACCCGATCGCTTGGCAACGCTGGCCGCATCGACGGCGACAGCACCAACCGTGACTGCAGTGACAGCCGTGTCGATCGCGCGCGACGCCGGCGCGCTGATCTGCGGCTGCCCCTGACGCATGGCCGATACGCCAACGGCGCCGAGGCCGCCGCCGGCGCCCAGCATGACAAGACGTGCCGCCATCGTGTTAGCCCTCGTTCGGTGCCGGGTTGTCAGACGGTGGCGGCTGCATTTGCATCATCATCGCGTAAGGCACGCCCGGCGGTGGCAGGCCGCGCTGCTCGCGGTCCATCACTTCACGGGCTTGCTGATCGAGCACGTCCAGATAGTCGACGCCGCGCTCGGCACAGCCGTCCTGCAGCGTCGCCGTGCCCATGCGCATCTCGAGCTCGAGCGCCTGGGCTTCCTTCATCGGATCGAGGTTCGGCGCGCCTTGCGTCAGGAACGTGCCACGCACCAGCGCGTCGCGGGCATCGTAGAATTCGAACGGCTGAATGCCTGGCGGCAACATCAGCGCGCCGGCGTGGAACATGTCTTCCAGGAACGATGCGACCAGCGGCATCGCGACCTGAGAGATCAGGTCTTCGCGGACGACGTCATATTGGCGGTAGTTGATGGCCTGCGACATGCGCGCGGCCGAATAGCTGACGTCGGCATAGTTCTGGCTGACGGCGATGGGGTCGGTGCCGGTGCCGGCCGAATACGAACGCACGGCGTAATTCATGAACTGCTCGAGGCTGGCGGCGTTGTTGCCCGGCGTCAGCAATTTCAAATCCATGCCGGGGTAGAGAATCGGCACGCTCGACCCGGCGATCGTGACTTTTGCCTGCTCGTGATAGGCAATCGCCGCTTCAAGGTTTTGTTCGGCGAGCTCGATCACGCTGGTCTGCTGATCGGCTGGCAAGGCGCCGATGACCTCGAGGGCATCCTTGTAGTTCTGCTGCGATGTCAGCACCGCCGCGTAGGAGGCCTGCAGCGTCTGCTGCTGCAGCGACAGGTCCGTAAACTCGCGGCCGGCCTTCATGTCCTGGATCGTTGGCGCGAACATCGTGATGCCGCGCGTCTGGCCTGGCCGGTCGACCTCGTAAGAGTGCATCACGATCGCGCGGCGCCAGGGCGTCTCGCGTTCAATGCGGTGCCAGATGTGCGGCCGGCTATCGACGACCGCCACGTCGGAGGGGTGCGAGTGTCGGATGTGGTAGGCGATAGGCGCGCCATAGCCGTCCATCTCGACGCCGGCGCGCAGGTAGGCGCTCTCGACCGCACCCGCCGGCGTCGACAGACGATCGACGTCGACCAATTGCAGGCAGGTGCGATAGCGCGCGTCGGGTCGCCATTCCAAAGTGGCCAACGCCTCACCGTCCACGAACCGCGAATGGTGCGCCAGGCGCATCAGCTGCGTGAATGTCAGGCGGCGGCCGGCGTCGCAGTAGAAGCCCGGGCCGTGCGCGTAGGTGTCGAACACCCGCTCGAATTCCTGGCCCCAGCGGATGGCCACGTCGGCATCGATGCCCAGGTAGCGGTGATCGGGCCGGCACGAATAGCGCAAACGCTTGCCGATGACGCCGATCGACGAGGCGCGCACGGCTTGGCGCGCATAGGGGTGGTTCCGGTAAAGATCGCGCGCACGGGCGCGCAAGATCGCGATGTCGCGCAGGCTGTCGCCGTCCGCCGAACGCAACGGCGGACGCCAGGCCTCTAGCGACCGATGCATTTGGCTCGCACCGACGTGCGACCGACGATCAGACATAGGAGCGCCCGCGATAGACAGCCGGACGATGCCGCCGCCAACAGGCGTGTCGGGCGGCAACAGGTCGGGCAAGGCGGCGAGCGCTTCCGGGCACTGCTCGCGCAATTGGCGGTACATGCCGATCATGTCCTTGAGCGAAACGTCCGCATAGGCCAGCGAGCGTTTGGCGGAGCCGATCTGTTTGACCTGGCCACCCTTCAGGCGCTCGATGATCGCGTCGTGCAATTCCTGGCAGGTGACAAAGCAGGGCGACGGCGTCGGCATGTCAACCTCTCATCATGCGCTGCCCGAGGGCAGCGAGGCGCGCGGCGCGATTGGTCTGAGCTGCCGGCGCGGATGGCGCCGGCGACGGCACCACAATGGGTGCCGCTGGGGTGGTGGCAGGCGGCGGACGCCGCGAGCGTTTCGGTTCGTCAGGTTTGACCGCGACAGGCTCAACGGGCTCGTCGCGCAACAGGTCGACGCGCAACTGGTGCGCGATGGCCGCTTGCATGCCCTCGCAGTCGAGAAAGTGGTTATTGCGGGACCGGGCCACCCATTCGGGCTGGCCGGTCGGCTTCTTGACGCGGGCCTCCGACACGATCTGCTTGCAGTAGTCGTCGGTGGTGTCGTCCGGCAAATACCACGCGCCAGGCGCGTCGGCTGGCCAGCGGATGCGCTCGTGCACCCAGCTCTTGCACCAGTCGGTGTCGAGCCACAGCAGGTCGAGGCCGTAGCGGGAGACCTCGGCGCGGCGGTTCACGTCCGGTTTGCCGAGAACGATCGGCTTGTCCTGCGTGGCCCGTCCCTTGGTGGGATAGACCCGGCGGGGGAAACGCCGGCAGAACTGATAGACGCGGTTGGTCGGCAGCGAGTACGGCTTGCCTGGGCGGAAGCCCGAGTCGACGAACGCCAGCCGAATGGTATGGCCACCGATTGGGCGCGTCACCAGCAAGGCCAGCTTGTCCCAGACCTCCTGGTCGGTCGTGCGGCCGTGAATCTCGCCCGCTTCGATCAGCCATGACGTGGCGTAGGCGCCCCACCCGCGGATGGTGTAGACGAGGCGGTTGGTCTGCACGTCGACGGCCAGCGTGAGCACGCGCACACCGGGCGGCGGTTGCATCGACTTATACGGCTGCTTGAGAGCAGCAACCTCGTGCCACTCGGGCACGTCGCCACCGCCGGGCGCGTAGAGCTCGCCGAACCCGGTGTTGGTGACGCCTTGGATTTTGGTCTGGTCGCCTGCGGCCTTGGCTTCGAGATACTCGGCGGCGCGCTCGCCAAAGCTCACGAACGGCGACGCCAGGCCGGACACCCAGAACGTCAATACGTTGGTGTCGGGCACGTCACCGTGCACAACGCCGTCGGTCGATACGTGCTGACCGGGGGCGACGTAGCGGCCGCGGACGTTCATGGCACGCTTGTGCTGGTCGAGCACCACACCACCGCAGCACGGGCATTCGACGTAGGCCTCACGGCGCGCGACGGCCGGCGTCGCGCCTTCCGGCCAGCGCAGGTCACGGAAACGTGGGATGAAGTATTCGTCGCACTGCGGGCACGGCCACGCCCAGTGGTACATCGTACCGGACTGGTACAGCTGCCAGATCGGGCTCTCGATGTCCTCGGGCGGCATGCGCTTCCAGAAGTAAAGGCCGCTCGTCTCACATCGCTCGACGTCGACGACCCCCTTGAGCGGGGTCGACGTAACGCCGTATTTTCGGTCGCGAAACGTGTGACCGCGCGCGCGCGCCAGGATCAATGGGTTGCCTTCGCCGCCGACGTCGCTGACCATGCGGTCGAGCTCGTCGATCAGCACCAAGCCGGCGCCGGTGCCGGAGAGCTGGGTCTTGGACCCCGCCCACACCAGGCGAAACGGAACGCCGCCGATCACCTTGCGGAACATCCGGTTGCGCTTGCCGCGGGACAGCTTATCCCGCAGCGACGCCGCCTGGTCGATCATCGCCATCACGCGCGGCTCGATTTCGTCGCGCAAAAAATCCTTGTTGGGACCGATGAAGATCGTCGGCGTCGGCTGCTGATCGAACCGCTGGCCGATGACGTCGAGCTGCCCCTCGGTCTTGCCCATACGCGACGCACACACCAGCGTGATGGTCTCGTAGCGAGGGTCGTCAAAGCCCTGCTCGAAGGGTACCAGGTAGGGCGTCAGGCTGGGGTCACGTGGGCCGGGGCGATCGTCGTGGGGCGGGTAGATGCGGTTTTCGCGTGCCCACTGATCAGGTGGACAGCGCTTCGTCGGCTTCGCTAGGGTCGCGGCCCTGTGAAAGAGCGTCGCCAGCTTTTGCAAGTCGGTCGGAGAGGCCGCCGAGAACGGTGTCGATGGCATCCTGAATGCGACGCCTGAGTGCGACGTCCTCCGAGACGCGGGACGGCACGCCCGATAGATCGGTGCGCATCATGCCCACAATGAAGTCGATGGCGGCCAGGCCGAGCTCGGTCTCCATGAGGATCCGTTCTCGCTCGTCGTTGGCCAGTTTCAGCTTGCGTGCGCGCTCGGCCTCGAACTGGTCGCGGCTCGATCCGGCCGTCGCTTCGGCATCGCGGGCGTCAATTTCGGATTTTCTGACCATCGCCTGAACGGCGGCGGACAACACAAAACGCTTCGACCTACCGTTGCCGACGTTTTTAAAAACTCCATCAGCTTCAAGCTGTTGGATGCGTCGCTCTGTCAGGCCAAGCACCGCCCCGAGTTCGGAGCTCGAGACCTGCAAACGGGGGTCGAGGCGCTTGGCCATTACCGAATCCGAAATCGAGGTTTTTCAACCCCAAAAATGCTTAAACCCCGGGCCGCAGCGGCGC